CTTCGCCGCCGCCGCCGCCGCCTGCGCCGCCGACGCCGCCAACGCCGCCGCCGACGCCGCCGCCTACGCCGCCGCCGCCGCCGCCGCCGCCGCCGCCGCCGCCGCGAGGGCATCGCGCGCGCGCTCTCTCGAAATCGTCCGCGCCTCGATCGACTGGGATGCCGTCGAACGCCGTCTCGTGGAGATCGGACGCGAGCGCGGAGTCCTGGAGATCGCGCGATGACCCCCAACGCGCGCAGACGTGCGGTCCGTCCAACGCCTTCGCCCCTCGACGAGCACCCCGATCCGATCCCGCTCGAGATCGCGGAGCCGGACGACGACGATCCGGATCTCGTTTCGGAGCGCCTCGAGCGCGTCGATCGGTTCTCGAGCGCCGGATCGTACGCCTGGATCGGACCGGAGGACTAGTGCGGATCTCCCCCAGCATGATCGGGCGCCTGAAAACGTGCGCCCGGATCCCGTCGTGGATTCTCGTGAAAAACCTCCGGTTCGGGGACGAGACCCAGAAGGGCGCGAACGCCCTCGGGGCCCGGTGTCATTCCCTCGTCGAAGCGTACCTCCGGACGGGAGCGCTTCCGAGCCTCGAGGAGACTCTCGAGGTGCAGCGCGGAGAGACCACGGAGATCGCCTACCCAGGCGCGATCGTCGCGGAGGCCCTGCACACGCTCCCTGCTCCGGGCTCCGCGGAGATCGAGGTCGGAGCCCAGATCGCGCGCGAAGGCCTGGTCTTCTTCTCGAAAGCGGACTACCGGATCCGGACCGAGACCGCGTCCAAGATCGGCGATCACAAATTCGTCCGGGACCTCGGCTCCGCGCTTTCGGCGAACCCCGGCTCCGTCAACAGCTACGGGGAGCCCAACTACCTCGCCGACAACGTCCAGGCCTTGATCCTCGCAGCCTGCGAGCTCGACGCGCGCCCCGAGATCGCCGCGGTCGATCTCGCCTGGCACTACACGCAAACCCGCGCGAGTCGCGGGCGCTACCCCACGCGCGTGGTATCGCTCCGGCTCGATCGCGAGACCGTCGAGCAGGGGATCGCGGCTCACGTCCTGACCCCCGGGAGACAGATCCTCGAGATCAAGCGCTTGCGCGTGCTGCCGGAAGTGCTACCTATCCGCGCGGAGTCGTGCCGGACATTCGGCCGGCCTTGCGAGTATCTCAATCACTGCGCCTTGACCGACGAAGAGAGAGGAATCCAAGCCATGACAGCACCCGATCGCACCCCCGCCGCGCTCGCCTCCACGCTCGACCGGCTCCGCGCGCTGGCCGCCTCGCAGACCTTGGGCGCGGCTCCGCCCCCGGCTCCGCCCCCGGCTCCGCCCCCGGCTCCGCCCCCGGCTCCGCCCCCGGCTCCGCCCCCGGCTCCGCCCCCGGCTCCGCCCCCGGCTCCGCCCCCGGCTCCGCCCCCGGCTCCCGTCGATCCCCGGTTCTCGGTCGGAGCGCGCTGGACGTGCCACGGTAGCGCGTTCGAGATCCTCTCCGTCGACGGCGACGCGGTCCGCGGTCGCTTCCTGGCAGATCTCTCGAGCCTCGACACGACGGTCCGGAGCCTCGATGCGTACCGGGAGGCCTTCGCGTTCGTCTCGGGGCCGACCGTCGCCCTTGAGGGCCCCGACCCGATCAACCCCCCGGAGGCCGCCCGCGCGCCCGATGACGGCACCCAGGGCCCTCCGGCGCCGGAGAAGCGGGACGACACCCCGCCCTCGTCCGGGCGCTACGCAGCCTTCACGCGCGACGAGGCGAAGGCGGAGGCGGTCCGGCGCGGGCTCCTGACCGCGTCCTCGCGCCACGGGCTCCCGGCGATCGTCGCGATGCTCGAGAAGCACGATCACGAGCACCCGGTCGCGGTCGTCGCGACGTCGGACATTCCGGCCGGAGCGATCGTGGTCATGCCGGCCGTCACCGCGGACTACATCGGCCCTGCGGATCGCCGCGAGGTCGACGCAGCCGCGATCCGTCAGGCGCTTGATCGTCTCGGGCGCGCGGTCGAGGAGATCCACCTCGCCGGCGACGCCCTCCGCGCCTTGATCGGCGCGTAGCGTGTCGGAGGGAGTCCAACCCTCCGCCGATCTCGAGCGTATCCTCGCGGTCCCGCGTCGTTCGTGGGGCCTCGAGGACGCGCGCGGAGTCGCGCGAGATCTGACGGCTGCACTACGCACGCCGCACGGAACGCAGACCCTTCTTGAGCATCAGGCCCTCGCGCTGCTCGAGATCGGGATCTACGGGGGGGCCTATCTCCCGCTCCCGGTCGGCGCCGGAAAGACCCTGATCTCTCTCCTCGCGTCCCGGATGCGTCCGGAGATCGCGCGCCCTCTGATCTTGACTCGCGCGAGCTTGGTCGAGAAGACGAAGATCGAGGAGATCGGGTATCGCCGGAATTGGGTCCTGCCTTCGTTCTTTCGGGTCGAGTCGTTCGAGCGTATGTCTCGCGTCGGAGCCGCTGGATTCCTCGAGTCCTACGCGCCGGATCTGATCATCGTCGACGAAGCGCACGCGTTGAAAAACAAGTCCGCCGCCGTCACCAGGCGCGTGTTTCGGTACCTCCGACAGAACCCGCGCGTTCTCCTCGTCGCGATGACGGGATCCTCGATCGGGACATCGATCCGTGACGTGGCCCATATCCTGGGCCGGTGTCTCGGAGCCCGGTCCCCGCTCCCCCACCATCACCACGACGTCGAAGAATGGGCCGCAGCGTTGGACGTAGGCGGGCGTGCCCGCAAGCTCGCGCCCGGCGCCCTTCGCCGGCTCGCGTCGAGCCCCGAGGAGGATACGCGCGCGGCTGTGTGTCGTCGGATCCTCGAAACGCCCGGCGTCGTCGCGATGCGCGGGACGACGATCGACACCCCGATCCAGATCCGATCCCACGTCGCAGATCACGACGACGCGCAAACGGAAGCGCTCCGCGCGCTCCGGACGACCGGAGAGACTCCGGACGGCGAGCTAGCGGAGGACGCGATCGCAATCTGGCGCCACGCGCGGGAGATCTCGCTCGGCTTTTATTCGGTCTGGGACCCACCCGCGCCGCTCCCGTGGAAGCACGCGCGCCGCGAATGGCACGCGTGGTGTAGGGACATCCTCGAGAGCAATCGCCGCGATCTCGACTCCGCCGAGCAACTAGCCCGGCACCTCCGCGCGCACCCGGAGCACTACCCGGAGGCGGCGGCTGCGCTCGAGCGCTGGCGCGCGATCGAGCCCTCGTTCAAGCCTAACCCGCGCGCGCGATGGATCTCCGGATCCGCGATCGACTGGATCGCTCGGCACCTCGCGAAAGACAGGCGCCCCGCGATCGTTTGGACCGATCGCCCCGTCGTCGGCGAGGCCCTCCGCGCCCTTCTCGGGATCCCGTACTACGGAGAAGAGGGCGTCGACGCCGCGACCGGCGCCTACATCGGACACGCGCGGGGGCAGACGATTGCGACGTCGAGCCGCGCCGGCGCGACCGGGCACAATCTCCAGGCTTTCTCGCGGAATCTATGCCTGGACATCCCACGATCCCCGATCGCCTGGGAGCAACGGATCGGGCGCACGCACCGGCCCGGACAGACTGCGGATCTGATCTCGGTCGATCTGCTTTTCGGCGTTCGCGAGGACGTTTCGGCCTTCGCGTCCGCGCAGGAATTCGCCGCGAACGTAGAAGCCTTGACAGGCGCCCCGCAAAAGCTATGCTCCGCCGACTGTACCGAAGTCCTGGCCCCCGACGAGATCGAAGGAAAGAAGGAACCGCGATGGCAGAAACCGAAATTCAGTCTTTCACGTTCCCCGGATGGTTCGTGATCGCAGGACCCCTCGGGACCATGACGGTCCGAGCCCAGATCCCGGGCCGGCTCCGAGACGGGATCGAGATCCAGATCCCGACCCCACGCCGGACGATGATCCGGACGCGCGTTTCGACGCGCGCGTTCGCGAACAACGCGCGCCAGGCCACGCACCTCGAGGCCGTGGTCGCTGTCGCGTCGCTGCTCGAGCCTGCCGCGATCGAGGGGGCGCTTGCGCTCGTCCTCGAGACGTGCGATGATGCAGCGGAGGCCTTCGACACGCCCGAGACCGTCGATCGCTCCGACGCCCTGACCTTTCTCGCCGCGGCCGTCCGGGGCGAGATCGACCCCTCCTGATCAACCCTCAACCGCAACGACAGACACAGAAGAAAGATCACACCACCATGACCGACACCTCGCTCCCCCAGATCCCCGGCCTGGACGACAACACCGGCCTCGACACCCGGCTCCCCACCCTCGACCTCGGCCCCCAGGACGTCCGGGTCGACTCGATCCGCTACCACCGCTCGTCGTTCGGCAACCCGGACGGGATCATGGTCGAGGTGACGGACCACGAGCAGAACGCCCGCGCCTGGCGGATCAATCTCGGGGGCAGGTTCCCGAAGTTCGGCGCGACCGAGTGCAAGCGCCTCGCCGCTGCCGTGCGCGGGCTCGCCTTCGACGACCCGCGCGCCGCGTCCCTGGCCCCGGCGGAGGTCGCGTCGATGTACGCGCCCGCGAACCCCCACAAGGGCGCGCGGATCCGCGTCGAGGCGTTCGAGAACGAGAAGATCAACCCGAAGACGGGCCGGCGCTACGTCAACGTCCGCGTGCTCGGCCCCGCGACCGGCGCCCCCGCCGCGACGCACGCCCCCACGGCGCCCGCCGCGGCCTCGCCCGCCCCCGCCGCACCTCCGCCCCCGCCGGCGCCCGCTCCGGTGCCCCAGGGCCCGCCGCCCGGCTGGTACGCGTTCCCGGCCGGCGATCCGCGCCAGGGGACGCACTACTACAACGCGGCCGGAGAGATCCGGCCCGTCTGATCGATCGGGTGGGGGACCGGCGTTCGCCCCCGGGGCGGGCGCCGATCTGACACCCGCGAGGCCCCAGAAGGGGAGGGAGCCCCGCTTCGCAGGCGGGGAAGATCCGGGACGCGCTAGGCAGGGGCGGGCCCGGAGCCATTTCACGGAGGATCGATCGATGTCCGAAAAGCGCCACGACTGGATCGACGGGCCGCGCTGGTCTCAGTGCTCGCGGTGCAGCACGCGCGCGCACTGGATCGAGGCGTCGAAAGACTGCACCGGCGCTCCGAAGAAAGACGACGAGATCGGGATCGAGATCGCGATCTCCCGGATCCGATCGGACCTCGAGACGTTCCGATTCTGGTGGATCGGCCGTTCGGACCTCGGAACGACGCGCCCGAGCCTCGCGGAGTGGCGCGCGGAATTTCTCGAATGGAGCCGCGCGAACGGCGCGAGCGCGGCTCCATGACGAGGACGATCTACCTACTCCGAGCCACGACCGGATCCTACTCGGATCGCTCCGAGTGGACGGTCCGCGCGTACGCCTCCGAGGAGAGCGCGAACGCCGCCCGAGCGGAGGCGGAGGCCTGCACCCTCGAGGCGTCGAGGGCCCACCGCGCCGAGATCGCGAAGGCCAAGGCTTTCGGCGGCGCCCTCTGGCACAGCACCTTCGTCAGTCGCCTGGATCCGGATCTGGCCGCCCGGTGCCTCGCGGCGGATCCGGCGCTCGTGTCCGAGCGGGACGGCGGATTTGCCTGGGGGTTCCCTTACGATTCTCCGGACTACTCGGTCGAACCGGTGGAGCTTGTCGGGTGAAGATCCTGGGCCTGGATACGGAGACCTTTCCGATCAAGCCCGCTCGCCAGGCCCCGCGCGTGGTCTGTGTCCAGACCCGCGACGCGAGCGGGTCCCGTGTCGATCTTCGCGATCCGGGTCTCGACAGCCTCGAGGTCGCGCTCCGCGATCCTTCGATCTTGATCGTGGGCCACGACGTGGCTTACGACGCCCTCGCGTCGATCGCGACGCGCCCGCGCTTGCTCCTGCCGTGGCTCGACGCGTACGAGGCCGATCGCGTGGTCTGCACGCACGTCCGGGAGAGCCTTGCGCGGATCGCGGAAGGAACGAGCGATCGGCACCAGGATCGATCGCTGCTTGGGTGCGTCGAGCGCTACAAGATCCCGCACTCGTTCGAGGAAGGAGACAAGTCCAGCGGTTCGGTCCGGCTCCGGTTCCACGAGGTTGACGGGATCCCCGTCTCCGCCTGGCCCGGAGGGTTCGAGCGTTACGCGCTGGCGGACCTCGTTGCGGTCGACGTGTACGAGGCCCAGGCCGCGGCGTTCTCGCCCGCGTGGTTCCAGGATCAGTATCGACGCTCGCGCGCGGATTTCTGGCTTCGCGCGACCTCCGCCCATGGGATGCGCGTCGACGCTCGAGCGGTCGCGCGGTTCTCAGCCCTTGTCGAGGAGGAGCACCGGACGTGCCTTGCGATCCTCACTGACGCGGACGAGACCGCGCTCGAGCGCTTCGCGACGGATCACGATCTCGAGCGGCTCGACGCGGTCCCGCCCGTGCGCGGTCTCGTTCGGTACGAGGGGACGCGAGACCTCAAAGCCGCTCGGGCTCGCATGGAGTCCGTGTGCCTCGCGCGCGCGCTCCCGGTGCCCGTGACGGCGACGGGGAGAGAGAAGGGGCTGGACGCCGGGGCCGGCGCTTACGTGGCCCTGGACGCGGACGCGTGCGCCGCGTCGGGTGATCTCCAGCTTCGCGCCTACGCGCGGTTCACGTCGATCGGGACGCTCCGGAGCCGGGCCGATCGTCTCGCCCTCGCGGCGCGCCTCGAGGTGCCTGTGCAGCCGCGGTTCGATCCACTGAAAAAGACGGGCCGGACGTCGTGTTCCAAGGGCGAGTCGACCCCGGGCGAGCCGCTAAACGCGGTCGGCGATCAGACCCAGAACCTCAATCGCGAACCCGGGCTCCGGGAGTGCTACGTCGCGCGTCCGGGGTGCGTGATCCTCTCCGCCGATTGGAAGGCCGCGGAGCTTCACACCCTCGCCCAGACCTGCGCCGACTGGGGCCTTGACTCCGCGCTGGCGCGGGTTCTCCGGGAGCGCGACGCGCACGTTTGGTTCGGCGCGATCTCTCAGGGCTGGACGTACGAATGGACGATCGAAGCCCTCCGCGGGGACCACGGACCGGAGGCGAAAAAGAAGGCGAAAGCCGCGCGTCAGGGCGCGAAAGCCTGTAATTTCGGCTTCCCCGGAGGTCTGGGGATCGCGAAGTTTCGCGCCTGGGCCGCGAAAACGTACGGGGTGATCTGGAGCGAGGCGGAGGCCTCGAGGCGGAAGGCCCAGTGGCTCGACGCCTTCCCGGAGATGTTCGGCTACTTCCGGATCGTCGATCGGATCGTCAACTCCGGCGCGCCGCTCGAGCACCCGCGCTCCGGCCGGTTCCGCGGAGACCTGACGTTCACGAGCGCCGCGAATTCGCCTTTTCAGGGCCGGTGCGCCGACATGCTCGTCGACGCGGGCTGGCGCGCGATGGCCCGGATCTACCGCGAGGGGATCCCAGCGCGGACGTGGAACGAAGCGCACGACGAGATCCTTTTCGAGATCCGCGAGGACCAAGCCCACGAGATCGCGACGTCGATCACGAAGATCATGGACGACGTCGGGCGCGAATGGTGCCCGATCGCTCCGTGCCGGGCGGAGCCTGCGCTGCAACGCCACTGGCGGAAGGGCGCGGAGCCTGCCTACCGGGACGGGCGCCTGATCCCGCACGAAGACCGCGACCTCGGGGCGGAGGATCTCGAGTCGATCTGCGAGGCGCTCTCGTCCGGCGAAGACGCCTTGCGCGTCTCGTGGACCTACGGTATAGAGGAGTCGCGAGTAGTCGCGATCGGAAAGGGCGGACGATGACAGACGACGACAAGTTCCCCGCGTTCCGGAAGATCCCGCGCCTCCGTCGGCGCGTGGTCGTCACGGAGAAGATCGACGGAACCAACGCGCTGGTCTCCGTCTCGGAGGACGGTACGATCCGCGCCGGCTCGCGCTCGCGCTGGATCACGCCGGAGGCGGATAACTTCGGCTTCGCGCGATGGGTCTCGGAGAACGCCGAGGATCTCGCGAAGCTCGGCCCCGGCCTTCATTACGGCGAGTGGTACGGGGCCGGGATCCAGCGCCGCTACGGGCTCGATCACAAGCGCTTCGCGCTGTTCAATTCGGAGCGCTGGTCCGATCCGGAATCGCGCCCCGCGTGCTGCGGGTGCGTTCCGATCCTGGCGGACGGGATCGGGGAGGCCGTGATCGAGGGCGCGCTCGAGCGCCTCCGCGTGGAGGGCTCGATCGCCGTTCCCGGGTTCATGCGCCCGGAGGGGGTCGTGGTCTGGCACTCGGCCTCGGGATCGCTCTACAAGGTGCTCCTCGAGGGCGACGAGGCCCCGAAGGGGGAGGGCGGACGATGACGAACGAGACGGACGGAACACGGTGGCTCCAGACGGTGAACGCGCGCGCGTACGACCTCGATCGGGATCCGGATCCGGAGTCGATCGACATCCGCGACATTGCCTACGCGCTGGCGCACCTCAACCGCTACAACGGGCACGCGGGGGGCTACTCGGTCGCCCAGCATTCGGTCCTCGCGCTGACGGCCGCGGAGCGTATGGGGCTCCAGCGCGTGACGTGCGCGTCGGCCCTCATGCACGACGCGCACGAGGCATACGTCGGGGACGTCCCGAGCCCGATCAAGCGCGTCCTGGGGCCCACGTGGCGCGCGTTCGAGCGCCAGCACGAGATCGCGGTCCGGCGCCGGTTCCGGCTCCCGATCGACCTCGCGCCGATCGTCAAGTCGATCGATCTCCGGATGCTCGTCACGGAGCGTCGGGATCTCTTCTCCGGCCGCGAGGTTCGCCCCTGGGGGATCGACGCGGAGCCTTTCGAAGATCTCCGGATCACGCGCTGGTCTCCGGAGATATCGCGCCGGATGTTCCTCGCCGCGTGCGAAGCGTACGGGATCGAATGAACCTCGCGATCGATCCCGGTACGCGCGCGCTCGGGTTCGCGATCTGGATCCCTGACGGGCCCCGGATCGTCGGGTGCGGGGTCTCCCGATCGGAGACCGCGAGCCCGACCGAGCACGGGGAGACGATTCTCCGCGCCGTACAGCAGCATCCGATCGCGCGCGCGGACGTAGAGTCCATGCGATGGCGCCCGCGTGACGCTCGGAGCCAACCCAACGATCTGATCGACGTGCAGACGGTCGGGATCCTGACGGCCCACTACTCCGGAGCCCGCGCGATCGTCATGCGGGAGCCCCAGGAATGGAAGCGGAACCTACCGAAAGCGATCCACCACGCGCGGATCTTCGCCGCGCTCCGCGCGGACCTCGGGGAGCCTCTCATCGTTTCGCGCGCCTGCGACGACGCTGGAGCGAACGCGAAAGAAGTCCTTGACGCGGTCGGGATTGCGTTGTATGTCTCGGGACGGATCGACGAATCCGGGAGGGTGAGAGCATGACGAACAAGAAGATTGAGATCGGGGCGTGCTACCGGGATCCGGACGACGGCGAGATCGTCCGAGCCCTCGAGGCGGGGCCGGCGTTCGCTGCGGTGTCCGCGTCCGTGCTGGTACGGGGTAGCGGATGCGCCGCCAGGTCGGGGCACGAGGTTTTCCGCATTCTCGAGGGCTGGGAGCGCGTCGCTGATCCGACCCCCGCGATCGTCGAGCCCGCCCCCGCCTCGACCCCCTCCGAAGATGACCGGGTCTGGGTCGGGCAGCGGAGGATCGACTCCGGCCCCAGCGCTCTGGTCTACGAAGTCACGGAGATCGACACGGACGAGGAGCGCGCGCGTATCCGGTTCGCAGATGGCGGGGGCGGGTGGTTCCCGCTGGTGTCGATCTACGCCAATCCGATCGTCCCGCCCGCCGCAGAAGAGGACCGGAAGCCGCGCGGGATCAAGCCCCCGATGGCCCTGATCCCGTGGGAGGTCGTGCCGGACCTCTGGCGCCCCGAGGTCTTGGATCTCGCGTTCGGTGACGGAGAGCCCTCCCCCGAGGGTCCGGAGTCGTTCGCCGCGCGCGTGATCCGGATCCTGCTCGAGACCGAGGGCGACGATCTCATGTACGAGATCGCGCGCGTAATGGGACACGGCGCGGAGAAGTACGGGATCGGCAACTGGCAGACCGCCGCGTGGGATGACCGGGCGCGCCTGGAGTACGAGTCCGCGATGCTGCGGCACCTGTACGCGGACGCGATCGGGGAGCCCACGGATCCCGACTCCGGCCTCCCCCACAAGGCCCACGCCGCGGCCTCCGCGATGATCCTGGAATGGCGCGATCGCCGCGCCGCGCGCGCCGCTTCGGAGGACTGAAATGCGACTCGCCCCCCTTCTCGCGTTCATGGCGTCCCTGGGCTTGACGGCGCCGGACCCTCTCGCTGCTCCGGAGCCGGAGCCGCGCCGCCCGCCCGCGCCCCCGCCGCGTCGTCCCGCGGAGATGTCTCCGACCCTCTCCGCCTCCGATCGCGCCGCGCTCGAGCGGGCCGAAGCGAAGCGCGCGCGCCGCGCCGCGCGGGGGTGGTGATGTCCTCCGCCCTCGCACTGCGCCCGGCCTCCGTCGCCGTCCTGGACCACGCTCGCGAGGTCGCCGCGGCCCTCGTTGACGTCGTCGATCTCCGCTTCGACGGCGCTCAGGCGGAGATCCAGGCCGGCGAGATCCTCCGCGTGATCGAGACCGCCTCGCGCGATCTCGAGCGCGAGCGCAAGGCGGAGAAGGCCCCGCACCTCGAGGCCGGGCGCGAGATCGATCGCCGGTTCGCGGAGGCCGGCGACCCCCTCGCGCGCGTCGCCGGAGTGATCCGCGCGCGCCTCGCCGAAGCGGCGCGGGCGCGGGAGGAAGCTCGGCGCCTCGCCGTCGCGACCGCGTCCCGCGCCGCGCTGGCGGGCGATCTGGCGACCGCGAACGAGGCGATCGTCCTCGCGGCGGACCCGGTCTTCGCGCCCGTCGTCGCGGAGGGGCTCTCGGAGGTGTACGCCTGGGAGGCGGTCGCGTTCGATGTCGCGACGATGCCGCCGGAGTACCTCGTCCCGGACATGACGAAGATCCGCGCCGTGCTCCGTGCGACCCCCGCCGGCGTCGTCCCGAAGATCTCCGGAGTCACGATCGAGCGCAAGATCACTCACGTCGTCCGGTCGGTGCGATGACGAAGCGCGCGAAACACCCGATGCTCAACACCGGCGAAATCGATCAGGAGATCCGGACGCCAGGCGAGATCATCGCACGCGTGGTCATGGCGTTCGGGGGTCGTGAGATCGCGCTAGACCCGTGCGCCCCGACCCGATCGGATCCTTCGTTCTACGCGGAGCGCTACGTCCGCGAAGCCGAGAACGGGCTCGCGGTTCCGTGGGTCGATCGAACCTTCGTGAATCCGCCCTTCGATCCGCTCGAGCCGTGGCTCGAGAAGGCGCAGGCGGAGGCGAAGCGCGGGATCCGGATCGTCGTTCTCGCCCCGTGGCGGACGCATCGCCCGTGGTTCCGTACCGCGCTCGCATCCGCAGACTCCGTCACGATCGAGCCGCTCGTCCGGTTCTGCGGATTCAGGGCCGGATTCCCGGCCCCGATCGCGCTCCTGTCCTGGAGGTGCGTCGTCCCTCCCGCTCCCGGCGGTATCGTCGGGGCCTTCCTACCCCCCAACCCGGAGATCCAGACATGAGCCGAATCGGAGCCAAGATCCAGCGCGAGCGAGCCCAGGAGGCCCGCGCGGCGCGTCGCCTGATCCGAGAGCTACTACCCCCGCCGCCCCCTTCGCCGGAGCCCGCTCCTGAGCGCCTCGGAGGCGCGGAGCCCCTCCCGGCGCCGGACCCTGCCTTCGCGCATCCGTTCGAGCCGGCGATCGCCGTGCTTCTCGTCCTGATCCTCGTCGCCCTTTTCGGGGCGGTGTCCGCGCTCGGAAGCTGCTAGCCCTCTCGGACCGCCCAGCGACGTAGCGCGGCGCCTTCGGCCGCGCTCGTCGTCGCGAGCGCCCAGACCCCGATCGTCGTTTTCGAGACGCGTTCCGCGTTCGCGAGATCGCTCGAGGTGCGCCCGTCGTCCTGATAGGTCCCGATGCACGGGATGATCTCCCGGCCCGGAAACAGCGCGACCGCGCGCGCAAGCTCCTCCGCGTCACGGACGCGCTCGTACACCTGGAGAAACATCGGCCCAGGCGGGAAGCGCATGGCACCCCACCGGCGCCGGTAGAAGGTCGAGAACGCGACGTCGATGTTCGCGCCGCGGATGATCGAGGCCGCGCTCGAGATCCCATGCTGCGTCCAGTCGTCTCCGCGGAATGGCTCGATGTCGAGGATCACGCGCTGGACCCGTGCCGCGCTTGTGGCCTCGCAGGCGTAGCGCGCCGCCGCGTCGCCCGCGTGCGGCGCCGGGAAGGTGTAGAGGACTGGCGCGACATCCTTCGCGCGGAGCGCCTCGCAGGCCGCCGCCACGCGCTCGAGCGTCTGTCGGCGCCCGTCGACACTCTCAACCAGGACCGCACACCACGAAGCGCCGAAGCCCGCCGCGCGCGTCGCAGACTTCTCCGCGTCGAGCATGTCCCGCGAGGTGTAGAAGAATCCGAGTCCGTCACGCATTCCGAGGCCCCCCGTCCGTGAAGGTGATCCGGAGCGCGACGAGCGCGTCCGTCGCCCCGAGGGATCCGGTAGGCGCCGTGACCTCGACGTGGGCCGTGTACTCGTTGACGATGATCCACGGGGTGAGGGACCCCACCGTGATCTTGCTGTAGCCCGAGGAAAGCCCGCCCTCGGTGCTAGAGCCTTGCTGCGTCGTGGTCGGAGCCGCGGGGGTCGTCCAATTCTCGGACTGCTCGAACGCTTTGACGATCCACCCGTTCGGGGTCGATCGCCCGGTGCTCGATCGGACGATCGCCTCGACCGCGGAGATCGTGCACCCGCTCGGGAGATCGATTGGGATCCAGACCTTCGCGCCGTTGACGAGCGGGAGCAGGACCGGCGAGTTCCCGATCGTCGACGGGAACCATTCGGAGGCAGCGCCGGCGGTCGTGAACGTGCCGGCGAACGTCGGGAGGATCGTCCGCTTCCGCGTCTTCGTCGATGGGTAGACGAATTCCTCCGTGGACGTGTTCAAATAGGTTTTGAGGTAGTTGATCCAGGCCGTGATCGCGTTGAGAACGAAGTTGAGCCACGGCGCCGGGAGGAGATCCGGCTCGAAGCCCTCCGCGATCCTCGAGGATCCGGGGTCGGCCTTGGTAGCATCGCCGGACCACGGATCGCCGTCTGCGGCGAACGTCGCGTCCGTGGCGATCGTGGCGATCGCGGTCGGGGCCGGCACTTACGCCCTCCCCGAGAAGCGAGCGATCGCTGGGAGCGCGGAGAGGATCAGGGCCCCTACGGCGCCGATGATCGCGAGGGCCTCCGCCTGATCTCGCGCCTGGACGAAGCCCAGCGTTGCGACGAGGGCCGCGAGGACGAGCGCGAGCGCCGCGATCGACGTCGCGCGGATCTGGATCTGGGGCTTACGGGTTTCCATGGCCGTTCCGGATTGCGGAGAGCACCGCGTCGAGCTTGCCCTCGATCCGCGCGAAGTCCTCGCGCGTCGCGAATTTGCCGGCGAGAAGGATTCGCTCCTTCTCGATCGCGCTGTTGACCATGTCGGCGATCTCCGCCGCCATGATCCGCCGAATCGCCCAGCCCGCGAGGGCTGCGCCGCTACCGCCAGACAGGAGGGCCACGAACGCGGGATCCATCACGTCGAGGATAGCACGGAGGACAGGGCGCCCCCGCGGGACAGGGCGACATCCGCCAGCCCGATCAGAGACTTCGCGCCAGCCTCCGCCACGTCGCAGAGGCGGAACGCGTCGGCGCGATCGACCCCCAGGGGGATCGTCACGGTCTGAAGCCGTACGCCCGCCGCCACGGCCTCGGAGAGGTAGCCGTGCGGCCACCCAGGAAGGCCCGCCGCTGTCCCGTCGATGTAGACCACGACGCTCCCGGGGCCGTCGCGCCGTACGCGAACGACCGCCTCCGGATCCGAATCTAGCTCCTCGTGCAGCCGCGCGATCCGCGCAAGCTCCGCCGCCGTCCCGCTCGAGCGGTTCACCAAGACCCGGACGCGAAGCCCGCGCCGGTGCTCGTAATCGCCGCGCCCGCGACGAGGCTCCCCGAGAATGCGCCCGAGATTGTCGAGCCATACGCCCGGGGCCCGTTCGATGTCTAGCGCGTCCTCGTACGCGTCGACGATCGACGAGTCGAGCGCCGTCCCGCGATCGAGGTACGCGCCGAGCCACGAGAGCAGGAGCGGGCTCTCGAGGTACTGGGAGAGGATCAGATCCCGAGCCTCCGCGCGCGACTCTACCGCCGGCACGAGAGAGCCCGGGATTCTCGCCGGCGCGCCGTCCTCGGGGGATCCCGGGAGGACGGTCGGGAGCGTGTAGGGCAGGCCGCTCATGTCGGGATTGCGGATCCGAGTTCGTAGATCCGAAGGTGCGAGATATCCAGCGTTCCGCCCTCGGCGGACGTACACCACGCCCCGACGCCGAGGCGATCCATCGTCGCGCCGGCCAAGTCGAGAGACGTCGACCATCCCGTCGCTGGATAGGTCGCGCCTGAGTAGACCTGGCTCGTGATGCCCCCCGCAGTGCCGTAGAGCGTGACGCGCATCGTCCACCGCTCGGGGTCGCTCGCATCCGTCTTCCTAAACTCGATCGCGGCGCGGTGAGGGCCGCGGTCGAAGTTCGCGAGCGATGCCGGCCACGAGTCGGCAGCCATCCACGTCAGTGGTGAGGTGTTGATCGCGGGCGCATCCACGCCGTCGTCAGCGAAGCCGATCATCCCGAGTTGCGCGGCTCCGGGCGTGAGCCCGATGCCGAGCCCGCGCGCGTCGGCGCCGGCGCGCTGCTCATAGAGCGCGATCACCAACTGCGTGTTGAGCAGGCCGCTGTCGAGCCCGCCGATCCCGACGTCCACGATGAAGCCCGCGGTCGGGAGCACGAGCGAGCTCGCGACCCGCCGGAGGCCGAGGCCCACCATCGCACCCGATGTCGTGAGCCGGAGGAGCTTCTCGTCGCTGTTCCACGGGCTCGCCACGTCCGCCGTCGGCGTTACCGTCCCGGCGAAGACGGTCCCGCTCGGAGCGGTCTTGCCTTCGACCTCCGTCGTCGCAGAGAGGCCCGTCGTGACCGTGGTGTCGAGTTCGTAGAGGAGCCCGGGCGCATCGACGCGACGCCAGCGCGAGTCGCCGGCGTCGTTGCCAGTCTGGATGTACAGCCTGCCTGGCGTCGAGGACCCGTCATGCCACGTCGATCCGGGGATGTAATCGTAGCCGGCCACCGTATCGACGGAATCGACCGGCGGCCCCGATCTCATCCACACGGCCCGTGTCTCTGGCGCGGCCTGGAAAGTACGCCAATTCGTTCCGTTGCAGTAGACGATCCAAACGGCGTTCGGGGTTGAGTGTCCGGTCGCGTCGACGAGGTTGTCCGATCCCGGGAGAAGGCGACTCGCTGCTACTCCATCGATCTCCTCGCTCGCCGCGCGGACGAGCGTGATCGTCTCGTTCGCCGCGCCGTCGATCTTGCGGACGAGGTAGATCCGTCCAGCGACCGCGGCGGGGAGGGTCAACTCGAGCGTGTCTGGCGCTGTGAGCCCCGACGTGTCGACGTCGACGATCGCGTTCCCGCCTGGGAGCGTCGCGTCGGCGGTGACCGCGACGTACGAGAAGCCCCCCGCACCGAGCGCCGCCTCCCAGAGGGATCCGCCGCTCGAGCCATCCGGATTGCCGATCTCCGTCGCGAGATCGATGATCCAATCCTTCATGCTTTCGACGTGGACCGCCGAAAGCTCGTTCGCGATTGGCGCGCGAACGTTCGTGAGGGCCGGCCCGAGGTCGAGCGCGCCGCGCGTGGGGAGGGGGTTCGGCATGGTCTCGGATCCTCAGATCAGGGGGTAGCGATCGCGCTCGTGACGGTGGTCGTTCCGGTCTCGAAAACCGCGATCTGTCGGGTCGTGATCGCCACGTCCGTGAAGGCTCCGGCCCCGAGGTTGACCGTCGAGACGCGGAGCACGCCTGGAACGGACTGTGCGGCGGCGACAACCGCAGACCAGGACGCGTCGAGCCCGGGGCGCACGCGCGAGAGGGCTGCGATCGCCTCCTTGACCGCGTCGTCGCCGGCGTACCCGGAGGCGGATCGGGTGAGAGTGATCGAGACCGTGATCGGGACGTCGGACGGGCGCGTGAAAGAGATCGAGTGCGCGATCCCCTCGACGTCGTACACGGTTCGGGTCGTGTTTCCGTAGGTTCCGATCCCCGCCGCGACGCTCGAGAAGATCGACGCCGCGACCGCGTCGTTGTCCGCCGCTGTCGGGCTCGCGGGCCCGTAGACGATCGCCTCGACCGAATGCGGGGGGATGCTGTCCACAGTCGCGTCGGTCGCGTTCGCCACGATCTGCACGGTCTCGATCGCCGCGATCGATCGCGTGAGATCCGCCGCGATCCCGTTCACGGACGCGGAGCCTGGCGAGGCGACCTCTTCCGCGCGCCGGATCCGGAGCGCCGCTTCGGTCTCGATCGCGGAGCCGGGGGTTGCGTCCGGATGCGATACGATCGCGTTGAACCCCGCGGAGGCGACGAGGACGAGTGTATCCGCGTTCGCGACGATCGGGCCGGTCTCCTCCGCGTCGAAGATCACCTCGTCGGCGCCTCCGCCGGCGGACACGACCTCTTCCGCGTTGGTGAAGCGATCCTCCGGACGCCCGGCGGGGTAGCAGGCGAGCGAACCCGCCGCGTAGGTTCCCGTGTCGAGGTCGCACGTCACGACGACGCGCGAAGCCGTCGCCGGCTCCCGGTAGGTCCCCGTCAGGGCGCAGAGGCGGAGGAGCGCGTCCCCGGTCGCCGTGTCCGGATCGATGCCCGCGAAAAGCGCCGCAAGGGCCTCTTCGAGGAGCCGGAGCCGGCGCGCGACAATCCGATTGATTTGGCCGATCGGGCTGGACGTCGAAAGGTCGAGACCGGCGTCGATCTCCGCGATCTCCGCCGCCTCGATCTCCGCGAGGATCTCCGCCTGCGTAGAGATCGCGAGTCCGCTTGCGTCGAAGGTCGCCACGCGCTACAGGGTAGCACGATGACGATCACGCTCCGGAGCCTGCGCGCGGCCCTGAATGCGGCCGATCCCTACGAAAAACACCCGCACGCGCGAGTCGCGAAGGCCCGGGATGGGCTCGCTCGGGCCGAGGTGTCCGGCGGGGATCTGAGATACTGGGGCGAGCGCATTGCCTCCGCGGAGCGAAAGGCGATCGGCATCCAGGCCGGGCGCGTCCTGGCCTGGGCCCTGCTCGAGGGGGGCATGGGCGAGATCGCCGCGCTTTTCGACACGGACGCCGCGACGATGGTCCGGAAGATCGAGGGCCTCGAATACGCGGAAGGCGCCGACGAGGCGGAGGTCCAGCGCACGATCCTCGCCGCGCTTCTCGCGTCGGTCGAGAAACGGCTCGAGGCGTCGACCCCCGCGCCTCCGACGATCGGGGACGCGCTGATCGTCGCGCGCGCGTTCCTCGAGGCTCCAGGTGTCGAGACGCTCCGGATCCTGGCGGAGACCGCGCACGCCGCTGGAGCGCCCGGCGCCGCGTGGGGCCGGATCCGGGATCTGCTCACGCGGATCCCCCGGAAGTCCGGGCCCGTCCTCGTGAGCATCCCGCCGAGCGCGATCGAGATCGCCTGGCCCGGGGCCCGCTACCGCTTCGGGGCGGGACATCGGGACGACACCCTAGGGATCGGCGCCTAGGCCGCCGGGATTGTCAGGGGAGGGAAGTCCGACGACGAGATCCGCCGGCCTGTGTTCGTGCGGGCCTCCCAGGTGATCGTCCCGGTGCGCGTCGTCCGGTCGATCTCTACCTCGACCAGAGGCACGTCGACGACTGCGGGCACCGACGCGATCGCCGCACGGATAATCGCGCGGACGCGTCCGACGTCGCCGCCCTTGACGAGGATCTCCTGATACCACGGAATCCCCTCCGTCTGATCCGTGAACGACTCGGACCGAAAGAAGAGGAGCCGCGTCCGGATCTCCTGCGCTGTCGCTTCGTCGCCGTCGATGGTCTCGAGCCTCCCAGCCGCGTCGAGCGCCAAGTCATGGGTCAGAGGATCGAGCTTGACTCCGCGCATTGCTAGGTACCCTTCGTGATCGTCGTCGCGATCGGGTTCGTCCCGAGTGTCGTTGCGTAGACATAGCCGGGCGTCGTGCTCGTCGCGGTCGCGAGTGTGGCGATCGCCGTGGAGATCGCCGCGAGGTGCGCCTTGACGTCGTCCGCTTCCGCCAGCGCGAGCCCGCCCCCGGCGCGGACCTCGGAGCCCGTGATCTTGATCTCCGGCCCGCCATCCTTTCCGACGACGAGCCCGTCCGTGGGCGCGCTCGAGATCCTCCCGCCGCGGAACCCGAGCCCGGGGATCGCGATCGCGCCGTCGATCCCGTGTCGCGTCGGGAGCGCCGGATCCGCCGCGTCGCCGGAGTCGAGCCAGCGGTCGATCGATGCCTCCGGGAAGATCACCAGGACGCCATCCCCGGCCGCGAGGGGGGCATGGAGCCGGTACCCTCCGCCACGGGGCCAGACTACGGGGACCGCGACGAGGACGGGGAGATCCTCAGCGGTGTCTTCGTCGGTGTCCTCGTCCGCCGCCGGAACGACGCGCCGAGCCCCGAGGGTCACGTCCGCGGTTTGCGTCGCCGCGTCGTACGACCGGACGCGCCCGGGAAGCGCCGTATGGACGTCGAGTAGGGCCGCGTCGATCGTGCGGCGGAGGACGTCGGGTTGACGGGTCACGGCCGAGTGAGTATAGCGCGGGGATGTACGTCGACGATCGCGAACCCGAGGATCCGTGCCAAGACACCGGAGGTCCGTGCGATTGGATCCTGTGCTGCGATACCTGCGGCGTTCTCTACTGCGCCCGGTGCTGTCGAGAGCACGACGAGGATCGGCGTATGTGGGGCGACGAGATCGGCCCGGAGGAGCCCGCGCCTCCGGGCCGCTAGAGCGGGCGCAGAGTAGCAACCGCGAACCAATCCTGCCCCGCAGTGTCGCCGGTCCACGTCACGGATCGGATCTCGAAATCCCCGACGACGTCCGCCGACTCGATCCGGACGCGCCCGCCCGGATCCATCCCCGGACGGATCAGGGCCTTGACCGTGAGGGACGCGCGCCGCTCGTCCCACGTCGGGACCTCGAGGAGCCCGGTCTCGGGGGAGAGAAGCTCTCCGCGACCCTCGAGCGGGCGTCCGCGCCGGAGGACCTGGAGAGCCCCGTGCTGGACGGACCAGCGATACCCCGCGCCGGCCAGGACGTCGGACAGGACGCGCCGCGCCGGCGCGTGCGCGGCGTATCCGGAGGCGAAGGTCGACGCGCCGTTTCGGAGCCGGAGCGGGAGCGCGTCCCGTAGATTACCCTCCCCGACTCCGAGGGCCGCCGCAGCGTCGCGCGCGATCGTGTCGACCGACGTCCCCGGCGCGTAGGACCGCGAGAGGACCGCGCGATCGAGGTACGCCCCGCCGCCGTCCCGGCCCGTGATCGTGAGGGTGCGAGAGTCGCCCTCGCGGCCCCCGCGCGCGTCCCGGATCGTTCCAGAGAAGAGGAGCGCTAGCGTCTCGCCGTGGCCTGCGGAGAGCCGGACCTGGGCCCCCGCGACCGCCGCCGCGCGCGTCGCAGGCGCGGGGTTGCGAACGACGATCGACGCGACTCCCGGAGCGCCGCGGGTCTTTCGCTCTACCGAGAACGACAGATCGAGCGCGGAGAGATCGCGGTTTCCGATCGTCAAGCGCCACGCGCGCGGAAAGAGTCGCACGGGGTAGTTTGACACGGGGCCGCGGAGTGCTATCCCACGGAGCATGACCGACAAAAAGAGTGAGTCCGCCGCCGAGAACGAGGCCCGAGCGGCTTACGACGCGACCCGCGTGCGCCTCGAGGCCTACATGGAAACGCTCGAGACACCCGCAGAAAAGGTGCGGGCGATCGACGAATTGCGCCGGTGCGGCGAGGCGTTCGCGGCCTGGGAGCGGGCGGAGATCGCAGCCGGCGTGCCGCCGGAGTCGCTCCGGCCCCTGAATGTGGCGTTCTGGCGCTGGGCCTTCGTGTGTCTCGGGGCGATTCGGGCCGGCGCGAGCATCCCACGGGACGATCTATGATCCCGACCCCGATCGCGCTCCCGGACGGGAGATCCTGGCCCTCCCTCCGCGCGCTGGCGCGAGAGGCGGGGATCTCCCCCGAGGGGATGCGCCGGCGCCTCCGGGCGGGCCGGGATCCGTTCGGACCGCGGAAGGTCTCGGGCGGGACGCGGAAGCGCTACACGGACCCCCAGGGGCGATCGTGGGCCTCGCTCCGCGCGATGGCGGACGCCTACGGGCTAGGCGTCGAAACGGTTCGACTCCGCCTCGCTACGGGATCGAACCTCCGCGTTGCGCTGGCGCCGGTTAGGCGCTCGTGAGGTAGACCAGCGCGTGTCCGTCCGGGCGCCCGAGCGTCTCGAGGTCCGGCTCGCGATCGAGCCCGGCGAGGTCGATGCACGCGAGGACGCCCGGCGGGACGTCGTCCCGGTGCCGGTGCTGTCGGAGAAGGTCCGCGCGCGTCGCGAGGATGCGCGATCCCCAGACCGCGGATCCGCCGTCGAGCGCGAACGAGATCGACCAACGACGAATCCGCCCGAGCCAATCGAGATCGACGAGGTAGCGCCGGCCCTCGAGGATGACCGAGAAGCGCTGGGCCGCGACGCCTACGCGCACGGGGAGCGTGAGGATCTCCGTCATAGACCGAGGTACTCCCGGGCCCCTGAAATGCCCTGCGCCAGAACCGACTCCGGCACCGCCTCGCTCTCCGCGGTCGCCTGCGTCCCCGCGCTCGCGCGGTCCTGACCCCGAGGCTCGCGCGGGCGCGGGACGTCGACGCGGAGCGCCTCCGCGATCCGGACCTGGCGAGCCTCGATCGTGAAGCGGAGGGAGTCCCCGTCTTCGCTCGAGCGCGGCGCGGAGACGGAGACGATCTGGCAGGCTTCGTACGTGCGAACGCGCGTGGAGATCGTCACCGTGATCGCCGTCGTCGCGAGGAGATCGAGCGTGTCGAGCGCGTCCGCCATGCGATCGAAACGCGCCGTGAAAACGCGGACCGTCGCGCCCGCGGTCTCGCTCTTTCGCTCCGCGAAATCGACCGGGGAGGGGCCGAATCCGGACAGAGGCGGAGTCCCGATCGGGGTGTTCGTTACGACCGCCTCGATCATGATCTTGCGTTGGTTCGGGCGCTTGTGATCCGAGATCGGCGCTCCGCTCTCGACCGCGTGCTCCGTGAGCGTCGATCCGGTCTCGTGCGTCTCGGACGTGACCGCGTCGAAGGCGAGGACGTGCTCCACCGACGTGGTCGTGATCTCCTCGCCCGCCGCGGTCTCCTCCGCGCTGTTCCACGAGATCGCGAGTGTCATTCGACCGCCCCGCGCGCCAGGGTGTCGAGCGAGTCCGAGGCCTGACGGTCAAGCTCCGCGCGTACCGCCGTCTGCACCACGCGCGTCGCCTGGGCCTCCGTGAGCCCGGACGCGTCGATCCGCTGGATCGTCACGGACCGATCGATCGTCGTGGTCGTCGGGGCGCTCGAGCGCCCACCCTGCGCGGGGACGAGAGACGCGAGGCGCGCCTGCACGATCGCCGCGCGTTGCTCGGGGGTCTGCGAGAAGGCGAGATCCCCCGTCTGCCACAGGTCGCGCTCGACGTCCCCTGCCGCGGTCCGCGTAGGTCCGCTCCGATCGAGTCCGCGCGTTGCCTGGCGAACCTCTCCGCCCGCGGTCGTTCCGCCCTCCGCGGTCTCCCCGAGCCCGAAGGTGTCGCGCCAGAATTCGCCTGCCTCGCGGAGGTGCCGCGTCAGGCGCTCCCAACCCTCGGTCATCGCTTCGACGAATTCGATCTGCGTCCCGTCGCCGGCGAGGAGATCCATGGTGTCGCCGATCACGGAGTGCCCGCCGCGAAAGAGGACGATCAGATCGTCGACGATCAGGGCGACCGCGATCAGAGGGAGAAGGGCTCGAGCGGCGCCCAGCGCGAGCGGGCCCCACGTTGCCGCGGTCGAGACCGCAAGCTGGGCCGACGCAACTCCGAGGGCGACGAGGACGCCCTCGAGGATGTTGCTATTCGCGGTCATCGCCTGGATCCCGCGCGACGCCCATTCGAGCGCCGGTAGGAGCAAGGTCGCGAGGCGCGATCGGAACGACAACGAGATCACGTCGAGCCGCACCCACGCGTCGGCCAGATCTGCGGACGCTTGGACCGCCTCTTCCGACATCCCGCCCCCGAGGGCGGAAAGCTCCGCGCGAACTTCGGCGATCCCCGCGCTGCCCCGAGAGAATAGGGGCCCGAGGCGTGCGCCGGAGCGACCGAGAAGGTCTACTAGGACCCCGGTCCGTTCCGTATCGGAGCCGATCGCGGCGATGGGGTCGGCCAGTTCGGAGAGGACGTCGGAGGCGTTCCGTAGATCCCCGTTCGCGTCTCGGATGTCGACCCCGAGCCTGCGGAACACCGCCGCTCCGGCCCCGCCCTGCGCCATGCGGTTCTGAAGCCGCGCGAACGATGACGTGAACTCCCCGACCTCTGCGCCGGAGAGCCGCGCGACGTGCTGCCACTCCTGTAGCTCACGCGCCGAGATCCCGAGCATCGCGCTCGTGTCGTCCAGCGCGTCGCCCAGCGCCACGGTCTCCCGGATGAAGTCCCGGGCTTGCTGGTAGGCAAAAGCGCTCGTGACCGTTCGGGCCATCCCGCGGAGTGAGTCGATCACCGACTCGACCTGAGCGTTCCCGCGCACGAGGGCTCCCTCGCGATCGAAGTCGATCCCGAAGCTGGCGAAGACTTCGCGAAGCGCCGTCACGGAGGACAGTCTAGCGCGCTTCGGAGAGGGCCGCGGAGATCGTGATCTCGACGTCCTCCGCGACGTCGAGCGCAAGGTGCGCCGCCGCGACGTCCGCCATGGTCCATTCGGTCTGGATCTCGATCAGGCCCGACGAGATCCGAGGCGAGAGGACGAGCCTCCAGAGCATCGTGTCGATCTCCGGCAGATCGAGCGCCTCGAGGGCGCGCCTTACCCGGCCGGAGTCTCGTCCCTGCGGGCGGGCGCGATCAGCGCGCCCAGCGATGCGAAAAAAGGGCCGTAGTTGACCTCCACGCACGCGCGAAGCCAGAGGAAAAACCGCGCGAAGTGTGGCCCGGCGAAGGCCTCCTCTCGGGCCGATGCCTCGGAGAGGAAGGGCGCCCGCTTCGGTGCGAACATGGCCCGGCTCGACTCCCCGAAAGCCTCTGTCAGGGCCTCGAGGGTCGCGTCGTCGAGGCGCTCGATCGCCGCGAGGGCCGCGCGCCGGAGCGCGTCAGGGGATCCGAGGCTCTCGAGCGATTTCGCTCCCGCGAGCATTTCGACGAGCGCTGGCCCGAGGGCGCGCGCCAGGACGACGAACGTCCGACGCTGGGCCTCGAATCCGAGGGGGGTGATCTCGATCGCGAGTCCGGCGATCTCGCGCCGTTCGGGGGTTCTCATTCGGTCGAGCGTAGCAGGATCGCGACGTACTCCCGGAGAACGTGCCCGTGCGACGTCTCGATCTCCACGATCACGACATCGTCCGCGCCGTCGACGGCTCCGTCCCCGCGCGCGTCGACCCACGCAACGGTTCGGGTGTCGTCGTACACGACCGGCGCCGGGCTCGCCGCGATCTCGACCTCGGCGCCGTCTGTCCAGGTCGCCGTGTTGATCGTCACGGTCCCAGGGTCGAGCCCCAGATCCCGATCGAGCCCGGCGAGAACCCGTCGCCAGTCGATCGAGATCGTCGAAAGCTCACCCGGCCGGAACGTGAACGACGACGCCACCCCCGGAGTCTAGCACCGCGGCGCTCGCTCGCGCTTCCAGGACGCCCGCGGAGACCCGGGCCGCCAGGTCCGCCCGGCCGCGCGCCTCGGGGGGCGTAGCGGGCCAGCGGGGCGCCGCGTCGACGGATCTCACGGCCCTCCCGGGAGCGCCGCGAGCACCGCGCTGGCGATCGTGGACGCCATCGCCGAGTACCCGGGCGCGTCCGGGTGCATCCCGTCTGTCGACGTCGGAGCGCCCACGTCAATCAGATGCGCGCCGGCGGATAGCGCGAGCGCCGGCAGGAGCCCGTTCAGATCCTCGAAGATTTCGCGGCGGGCCCAGTGCGACGCGATCGTCGGGTTCTGCGGGACGATCACGGTCCGAAGGAAGATCAGCGCCTGGGGGGCCCCGGCGCGCACCCACCCGATGACATCCGAGAGCGCCTCGATCGCCTGGGTCGCCGTGCGCCCCTGCGCGCCGTCCGGGAGCCCGCCGACGTCGTTGTGGCCGTAGCCGATCAGAACGAGGCGAGGATCGTAGGTCTCGCAGTCGGTCTGTACCGCGGAGGTTTGCTGGTACGCGCTGATCGCGTTGACTGCGCGATGCGCGCCGTACGCGTCCGAATAGGGACCAACGTACGTATGACCAACGCCCGCGGCGGTGAGCGCGGCAGAGAGCCCCGGGCGCCAGCCGCCGACGAATCCCTGCGCTCCGACCCCGGTCGAGTCGTCCGCGATCAGGATGCGGCCCGCGTATCGTACCCATGTCGCCACGTCGTCACCGCCTCTTACGGTCGGAGATGCGCACCCTAATGCGCACGCCGCGAGACCGCCAACCAGCCGCCGCCTCGTGATCATCACGGAACCTGCGTCACCGCGACCGCGCCCGTCTCCGTGAGCGTCGCGGAACCGAGGCGCGGAACCCACGGTCCGTCTGCGGCGTCACGTGCGACGTAGCGCGTATCCTCGCCAGGCAGCGGCGGGAGCACGAGCCTCGACCCGCTCAACATGATCGCCGCCGCATCGGCCGCGACCTGTGGGAGCGTGATCGCGGTCGGCGACGTGCACAGGGACACGATCCCAACGTGCTGATTCGAGAATCCACCCGCGTGCGGGTAGCGACCGAGCGTGATCTTCTCCGCCGGGTTTCCCAGCGTCCCGGCGAAGGCGGTCCCCGTCCCCACCTCGGCGCCCCCGATCGCGAGGTGTACCAAAGACCCGTCCGCCCACGCATGGAGCACGAAAAGATCCCCGACGTCACCCGCCGTGAATACGTGGCGCGGCGTCTCGACCCAGCCTGCGTTGCCCACGATCACGGAGATTGAATCGGTGGTGCCGTTGCCGGTCTGGATCCGCCAACCGCTTTGGGTGGCGGCGATATGCGCGGCGCAGATCCGCTGCGACGAGGCTGGAAGCGAGAGCAGCCGAGCGACGAGGCGGATCGTCGCGCGCGCGCTCGGCGCAGCCGCGGCGGGGCCCTGGTAGTAGTTGGCGTCGGACCAGCCCGACGCGTAGTAGAGCCGCTCGCGCATGTCCCTGCCGGGCTCCTCCGCGAGCCCCGGGACGTGGGCCGGCGCGAGCGGGGAGGGTAGGCTGCGGTGAAGGGTGGGCGGCATCGTAGCGCCCGCGGGCTAGGCCGCCGTGGCGGTCACGAGGAGCGAGCCGGGCGTGCCGGTCTCTCCGACCTCCGCGACGATGAACTGGAACCAGCGCGCGCCGGGGGCGCCCGCGAGCGACACGCCGACCGCCTGGCGGATCTCGTCACTCGCCGCGGTCGCCTCCCCCATCGGCTGCACGGCCAGCGCGCGCGTCAGCATGACGCCGGCCTGCGGGACGAGCGTGTAGTCCGCGCCGCTGGGGGCCGCGCCGGCGATCGTGGTGGCCGTGACTACGCCGTCGATCGCGGGCAGGAAGTACCACGAATCGTCATCGGCCGCGGGCGTCTCCTCGGAGAACGACACCATGGGGAAGATCAGGGGGTAGCACCCCGCCGCGGCGGCGTCGTACGCCAGATGGAGACAGACCGCGCGCTTTTCGGCGACGGAAATGATGGCGTCGGAGCGGGAGTAGGCTCCGGAGGCCGCCAGCGCCTTTTCGGCGCCGGCGGTGTGAAACATCGGGGTGGGCGCAGCCATGGGCTACACCGCCGCCGCGGAGTCCGCGTTGGATCCGTGCGTCGCGTCGCCGTCGACGATCTCGAGCTTCCAGGTCCGCGTCCCGGCTTCGACGCCAAGCTCCAGATCGGGCTCCTGCGTGATGTAGGCGACGCCCTCGACCACCGTGGTTCCGTTGCGGTCCTGGAGAAGGAACGAGCCGACGCCCTCCCCCGCCTCCGCCGCGACGTCCGCCGCGAGGATCGCGGAGAGCCGGTCGTTGACCTCGCTCGTCTGCATCGTCGAAAACTCGACCATGCGGCGCGAGTCGTGACGGCGCGTGCGGACGACCTCGCCGTCGACGCCGGCCTTGCTCGAGAACCGCGGAGCGGCGGGAGTGACCTTGATCCAGGTGCCGTCCGCCAGCCCCCGGTTGAGGTTCACGCCCGCGAAGACCGCGGTGTACTTCCTGGGATCGTAGGTCTTCAAGATGAACGCTCCGGATCAGACGGTGACGGTACCCACGAGGTTGACCTGATGGATCGCGCCTGCGAGGCGCGCAGCGAATTCGAGCCCGCGAAGGATTCGGGCCGCGCGATCCGCGGTCTCCTGATCTGCGACGGCCGTGTGCGTGATCGTCCAGCCCGCGTCGATGATCCCGCGCTTCTGGGCCTCGCGAAGCACGCCCCGGAGGACCGCCTCGATCTGTCCGACGCCCGCCTCCGTGTAGGGGACCTTCGGCTCGTTCGCGAGAAGGGCGAAGATTGCCTCCGCCGCGCGCGCCTCGATCCAGGCGATCCCGAGGACGACGTCGATCCACTCTCCGCCGAAGGTCCTGCCCGGGCGCGTGATCGCAACCCGGGCCTCTTCCGTGTAGTGATTCCCGTGGCTCGTCGTCGCGATGAACGATCGCTGCGTCGAGGTCAGGACATCGGCCCCGACGCCCTCGAGAGTCTTGAAGGCCCACGTCGCCGATCCCGGGTCGCGGGGGGCCATGTAGCCGACCCAGGCCGCCTCGAGGGCGCTCGAGCGCGCCTGGAGCGAGAAGAGGCCCGCGGCCGCGTCGTTCGCGAGGAGCGCGGTGTAGTCCGCACCCGCGCTGAATTCGCCGGAGACGAAGTCGGTCGGATCCCCGTAGCTCGGACCCGCGACATAGAAGCGCGCGTTTGCCGCGGCCCAGCGCGCGATCTTGTCCATGTTTTTCGGGCTCGCGGTGTCCGTGAGGACGAAGTAGAACTCCGGATCGATCACGAGCGCCGCGTCGAGCGCGTCGTCATAGCCCTGATCCGCCGTGGTCTCCCGAGCGTAGGCGGTAGGGAATTCGAAGTGCGCGACGCCGTTGCCGGAGGTCGGGACCGTGACCGTCAGGACCGGAGAAGCCGTCGCGACGCTGGACGCGCCGATCGCCGCCTCGATCGCGGTGTCGACCGCCGCGAGCGTCGTGGCGATGTTCGTGTTCCAGGCGACGTCGATCGCGGTCTCGGTTCCGTCCGGGGCCGTGACGGTGCCGGTAACGGCCTCGCCGGTCGGATGGGCGGCGAAGTCCAGGACGACGATCTGCGGGATCCCGGTCGGGGTTGGGAGCTTGCCGATCTTGATCGTGGTCGGGCGGATCTTCTGCGAGAACATCGCCGCCGCCGCAAGATACGGCCATTCGTGCGAGTCGAAGTCCTCCGCGACCTCCGAGAACGAGGTGTAGGACCGCACCTCGGAGCCGGCCCAGGCCGCGTGGTAGGCCATGATCAGCGGAACGCCGAAACCGCGCCGGGCTGGGTTGACCGTGCCGGCCTGGATCTGGACGTTGACGATCTCGGAAAGTGCCATGGGGCTAGGATAGCACGCTTGACAGCGGGGCCGTCTCGATCCACGGGACCAGATCACCGCGGACCTCGCGCGACGTGTTGAACGCGAGATCGAAGACCGCGACCGAGCGCGTATCGCCCGCGTCGCCGCGCGCCGGGGTCGTCAGTACCGGCCCGCACGTCGCCGCGGATAGGTTCTCCTCCTCGAGGAGCGCGCGCACGTCGGAGCGCTCGAACCCGGCGACGATATCGTCCGCTAAATCCTCGCTCGCGAGTCCGAGATCGTGGGTATCTCCGTCGACGACGATCTGTAGTCTCACGACGCGAACGCCGTGGATCGTCTCCCGCAGATCCCCGGAGGGATCGCCGTCGTCGCGGACGCGCGGTTCGTCCACCCCAAGGCGCCGGATCCCGAGCGCGCGGATCGAGACATTCGCGACGTCCGAGACCCAGCGCGATGTCCGATCGGCGATCCGGACGTCGAGCGACGGGTTGGAGACCGCGAGGCGTACCGCCGCGATCAGTGTGCTGGACAGACTCACGACACACCCCGCGACGCGATCGAGGGGTGCCGAAGCTCCGGCGCGTGGTTGTCGAGCCACTGGATCGCGACGCGCCCAGCGTGCGTCACGTAGCCCGAGCGCCGCACGGTCGGCGCGTGCGCGCGGAGGTGCCGCTCGCAGACCGCCAGATCGACGTCCTTGACATGGTAGGCGCCGAGCGCCGACGCGCGCGCCGCGAACCACCATCGCGCGATCTCGCCTCGGCGCCAGTGCTCCAATTCCATTTCCGCCGAAAGACATTCGGTCTCGGTCTCGGTCCTCCGCGCAGTCGATCCCGCGTAGTCGATCGCGCGCTCGAGAAGCGAGCGCCCCGCCCCCTGTAGCGCATGCTGGACCTCGTGCGTGAGGGCGACGATCTGTGCCCACCCGGACCACCCCGGAAGCGTCGGGCCGAGGGGCCTCGAGGTGTAGATCGTCCGACCGATCGTCACGCCGGACGGAGACATCCCGACGATCGAGAAGTAGGCGGAGAGCCACGCCGGGAACGGAGTCACGAAGCGGACGCCTATCTCCGCCTCGAGGTGCTCGGCGAACGCGCGGACGGTCTCCGCGGGGACGTCTCGATCTTCGATCATCGCGCGATCTCCGCCGCGGGGAGACATGCGTTGATCTGCTCGCCGTCCTCGCGCGTCTCGCCGCACGTCCACTCGCCTCCGCTCGAGCGCGCGACATCCGCGCAGTCGAGCGCCACGAACCAACGACCCGACGAGTCGCACAACTCGACGCGATCTCCCGAGCAACGCGTCGCGAGGACCGAGCACTCCGGCGCGCCGGCGGCGCCGCACCCGGAAAGGGCAAGCGCGAGGAGAAGGGCCCTCACGAGACCACCCGCGTAGCGATCGAGGATCGGAATTGTCCCTTGTCGATCAGGGGCGTCGACGATCCCTTTTTCCGGATCGTCGACTCCGCATTTTCCGGATCGATCCCGTCCGCGATCCGTTGCTGGATCTGGCCCTGGATCCAGAGTCCGAGCCGGCCGAGGGCCTCCGCCTTCGTACGCTCGCCCGCGATCACCGCGCGCGACTCGATCCGCGTCCGCTCCGCCAGCGCGGGTCCGTTCGCCTCGATCCATTCGACAAGCCACGACCGCCGAGGCTGACCGATCCCGAATTCCGCCCAGGCCGCGACGTCTGCGACCGTGACGCCGTCGCCCTCCCCGCGCCTCGCCGCAATCCCGAGGATCCCGACCTCGACAGCGCGCGCGCGCTCCCGAAGGCGCGAGAGAAGCGCCGCAGCGCCCCTATCTACCGTCCGCACGCTCGTCGTCATGCGTCTCCGTACTCTGCGAGATCGGGGGCGTACGGGGCCGCTCCGGCGGTCCGGAAGCCCGACGCGACGATCGCCTCGAGGGTGCGACGCTCGCGCGAGTAGGGGCTCTCGCCTGGAGGCTCTCCCTTTCTCATCGCGCGCGCCGGAGACTCGAGCGCGAGAAGGTGCGCCGCGAGGTAGTAGACCCCCGCGTCTCGCGTCGTCTCGTCGGTCCAAACCTCCGCCGGCGTCCGAGCCTCCGCGATCGCGAGACGCGCGGAGATCATCGGCTCCGGCGTCCGGGCGAAGGTGTCCCCGAAAAACGAGCGGAACGCGGAGACCGTGATCGCCATAGATGATCAGGGTAGCAGACGGAAAGGCGAAGCCCGCGCGATCGCTCGCGCGGGCTTCGGTGCCGGGCGCCGATCGCCGATCAGGCGTTCGGGAGGCCCGTCAGGTAGCGCATGGAGAGGGGCTGGTAGATCACGAAGCCCGCGATCCGACCGATCGCCATGATCCGCACACCGAGCCCGACCTCCTGGGGAGGGCGGAGGGTGAAGGGCTGCGGGACGACGATCTCGAAATTCAGGTTCGAGGTCGCCATCAGCAGGCCGCGGCTCTGATTCGAGGAGGTGCCGTCCGCCTCCTTGAGGCGGTTGAGATCGATCACGCGCTTGACCGAGCCGTTGACGCGGAGGAAGCGCTCGAGCACCGACTCCGGACGACCGTCCGTGAACATGGTGTGAGCGAGGCGGAGGCGCGCGTACATGGGGAGCGCGAGCGTGTCGGGAGCGAACGTTCCGTCGCTGTCCGAGACCATCGCAGAGACGGCCGTGAGGAGATCCTCGAGCATCCCCGCAGCGGATGCCGTGCTGGCGACCCAGTCCGCCGACGTAAGGGCCGTCGATCGGACCTGGCTCGAGCCGGTACCCACAGCCCAGTTGGTCATGCCGTACGTGATCCCGCGCGCGGTGTCGCCGCGCGACGCGACGCGGTCCACGAGACGATCGAAGGCCTCGCGGGCCGCTGCGAGCTTGCGCGCCTGGAGGGGCTTGCCCGCGCGCGCCGCGCGCCGCATGTCCGAGAGGGTGTAGTTGACCGCGACGCCGGCCGTGAAGATCGCGCGCGTCTGCTTGGCGCCCTTGATCTCGACGGTGCGGAGATCATCGCCGAGCGAGTCGTCCGCGATGAACGCGGCCTCGCCGACTCGATCGATCTCCTCCCAGGCGAAGCTCTCCGCGTCCGCGTCGACGTCGCTCGACATCGGGGCTGCCGTGAGCGCCTGTAGCTGGGAGTACGGGGCTTCGTACACGCGCGCGCGCAGCTGCTCCAGCTGGAGCGCGAGCATGGCGGTCTCGTCCGCGTCGAGACGTCGAGCGCGGTAGTCGCGATCGGTCTCGTCGTCCTCGTTGTAGCGGTTCGCGATCTCGGAGAGTCGCCGCGCAGCGCGGAGGCTCTCGTCGGAGGGCTTGATCTTCATGGTATCGGGGATCCTTGTGAGAGGGTGACTGGGGAGGGTTCAGGCGCCGATCACGCGGAGCCGATGGTCGCCGCGTCCTGGAGGCCGAAGAGGTTGACCTCGACGATCGCGCAGCCTGCGGCGGCGGTCGTCTGTGCGATCCGCAGCCCGGGGACGATGACCTCGCCCGTGGGGATCGAGCCCGCCGCCGTGCCGGCCGCGTAGCCCTTGAACGTGCCGTCCGCCAGGACGATCGCGACGTCCTCGCCGGCCGTCACCGCCTCGGCGAATGCGAGGTACACCGAGCCGAGCCGGAGCACCGACGCGCTGTTGCCCGCCTCGATGCCCGAGCCCCCGTCCGTCTGCTCGTACGGGCGCGAGGTGGAGAGAAGCACGATCCCCGCGAGGTTCGCCGGGATGACGGTGTCGCCCGTGGTGACGGGCGAGATCTGATCGTCCTTGTCGGTGCCGCGCTTCGCGAGACGCCCGGCCTTGATCGCCGTCTCCACGACGACGGAGCGGGCGAACTTCGGAGCGAGGGGCTCCGCCAGCTGGCCGGGGTAGGCGTTCACGAGATCGGACACGACCGAATTGAAGGGCATTTTTAGACTCCGGAGAGGGTGATCTGGGGTTGCGGGGTGTGCGGATCAGAGGCCCGCGAAGGCCTGCTTGCGCTGGGCTGCGATCACGCGATCGCGGATGTCGTCGGCGGTCACCGCCTCGGCGGTCTCCGCGCGATCGGCGCGGAGCTTCGCGAAGGCCGCGTCGATCGCGTCCGCGCGAGCGCCCGCAGCGCCCGCCGCCGGTGCGTCCGGGGTTCCGGGCTGCGTGGGCTTCGGCTTCTCGGCGGTCTCGCCGAGAGCCTTCATTGCGATCGCGATCGCGACCGCGAAGGCGCCCGCGACGTAGTCCGGGGACGCGCTCGCGAGATCGACGTCCGGCGCGATCCGCTTGACGACGTCGACCATGACGGCGTTGTCGTCCGCGTCGGCGCGGGTCTCGATCTTCGCGGCGCGGACCCGCTCTCGCAGGGCGCGCGAGCGCGCGGTCTTCGCCTCCGCCTCCGCCGCGTCGGCGCGCGCGGAGAGGGCCGCGATCGCGGCCTCGGCCTCGGGGGATCCGGCGTCGTACTCGCGGCCGGCGATCTTGATCTTCATGGGGTCGGGATCCTTCTGGGGGAGGGGGTCGGGGATTTCGTCGCCCGCCGAATCGAGGCGGAGGGTGACATCGGAGCCCGCGCGACCGCGCGGGACGAGGGCGACGTGGTTCGGCCGGATCCGACGCTGGATCGCGTCGTACGGCTCTCCCTCGGGCGAGACGCCCGCGGTCATTTCGAGATCGACATCGTAGCCGACCGAGACCTCGCGGAGCGCGCCGGAGTCGACGCGCGAGATCGCGCGCGCATCCGAGATCACGACCGAGCCCTCGACGAAGCGCCGATCGGAGTCCGCGCGGACGTCGTCGCCGACGTGCCCCACGGCGACACCTTGCCACGTCTCCGCCGTCACGCGTCGCGCGCCGGCGGTAGGATGCTCCACCGTCACCGGAGCGGCGCGGAGCGCCTCGAGGGCGCTCGGCGCGAAGACTTCGTCCGCCGGCCGGTACTCGCGCCGCGTCGAGCCGTCCGCCTGGCGGTACGCGAAAACGCCGGTCCGCGTCAAGCGCGCCGGAACGCGAATCGCGCCGGAGTCAAGGCGCGTCGCCTTCGATAGGGGAGATCGGTCGAGCCGAAGGGCCACGGCTTGACTGTAGCACGGAACGTGATAAGCCCTCCGCCGGAGGTTCCCCATGACGTTCGACGAGTACCAGAAGACCAGCGAGAGGACGCTCAAAAAGCGCCAGGTGACGATCGAGGGCCACGACATCCCGACCGAGGAGGGCGCCGATCTGTCGACGGAGGCCCTCGTGCTCGGAGCCCTCGGGCTCGCCGGCGAGGCGGGCGAAGCGATCGAGCACGTCAAAAAGCACGTGTTCCACGGCCACGCGCTGGATCGCGAGGCGCTGATGAAGGAGATCGGGGACGTCCTCTGGTACCTCGCGGCCCTCGCGACCGGCGCGGATCTCAACCTCGGGCAGTGCGCGATCGCCAACGTCGAGAAGCTCGCGAAGCGCTACCCAGAAGGGTTCACCCGAGCCGCGTCGATCGCGCGGGCGGACGAGCACGCGGACGGCCGATCGAACGCGTGGGCGGACCGCTCGCGCGACGCGCTGGCGAAGGGCTAGTCTCCGAGGATCGGGATCGCGACGCACCGGCA